TCCTGTGAGAATTACCTGATGTGCAATAAGGTCGTAGCAGATACAATTGACATCTATAAAGATAGGACCTTCATCGCCAGCACGGTACTCCTCGATACTTTGAACCTGTCCACCAAACATCAAGTCACCACGATAGTGCAATACTACATCAGCACCAATCGGCACACGGTACGCGGTAGGTCCAAAGATATAGTTACGAACGGTGAATTTGAACGTCTCCACTGACCATCGTTTATTTAACGACCATGCGCCACGCCGGAGAAGAACATCCGACATGTCCACCCCATTGATGGTCATTACTACGTTGCTCACCGACGGACACCCCGTGACGCGAGGAAGCTGTCCGCATCTTCGAGGACAACCTCAGTGAGCACCCGGTGATTCTTCACCAAAAGCGTTACGGGAATTGGACCGCCAGAAGACGCACTCGAACCGGCGAACATGTCCTGTCCGAGAATACTCGCTGCGAACGGCACGGCCTGTCCGGGAGTGATTACTGCTTCACTACCGTGCAGAATGGCATTTGTTCCAGCGCCGAAATTACCGAACCAACTACCACTACCGATTGTTCCGCCAGCAAATTCTTCAGGTGGCCCCTTGCGATTTCCGCCTGGAGGCATCGGCGCATTCGGATTTTCCGGATCAGGAACCGGCGGCACGGTCCAATTTCTAAACGGATTAGGTGCTTCCGGCATATCTATCAACTGCGTAATCAGAACGTCCAACCGGGTAATCAGCGTATTCAATGCAGAGGTCAGTGCCTCCATCGCCGACGGGCCAAGTTCTTTCCAGATGCCCAGTTCAATCGACTGGTCGATCATCATCTGAGTAGTTTCGTCGAGCGGGATATTCAGATCCTTGGCAGCTTTCGCAGCCTGCTGCAGGTACGCCTGCATCGGGATAAGTGCATCCCTCGTCGTGCCACCAACTGCAGCAACCTGACCCTGAATCGCTACGTACGCATCATACGCTGTCTTCTGAACTGAGGAGAAGATGTCAGGGGTCAGAAGCTTCATGTTGAACAAGCCAACAATGCTCTGACCGAGGGCGTCAACTCCAGCGATAGTATTCGGAATCGCCTGCTGGACCTTCCACTGAATTTCGAGGAGCTTTAGTAGGGGATCACTGGATGAAAGGCCAAGAGCTTTCATCGCTCCAAAGAAGCTATCGAGGCCATCCTTGGCGTCACGCATCGCCTGATTAAACGTCCTGCCGGCGGCGATCGCGGCAAAGAACGTACCGGCAATTGTGAGACCAAGATTTTCCATCTGGGTCGCGGCACCAGCAGCTTCCACCTGCTGTTCAGCAAGTGCCTTGTTGAGCTTCTCTGTCTCCTTTGCCATGTCCTTCGTCCAATCGGCATCACGTTCTCCGAGTGGAGTCTTATTCAGTTCCTCGATAGCCTTTCTCGCCGAATCAATCGTGTCACCAAGAGCCATCCAGGCATCTTGTTTGGGCATCATTTTGCCCATAACGTTTATGGCATCAATGAGACTGTCACCCTGTGCCTTGAAGAACTCCTTGATCTTTTTAGATTCAATTCCAAATCTAAGGGACAGATCAACAATTTCTAGAAGTTTTGTACTAACAAAGCCAAGAGCATCAGTTCCCTCTGCTAAGAACTGATCAAACGTATCATCAAGAATCTTCTGTACTTGCCCAGCAGTCATTCGCCCCTGATCCAACATGACAAAGGCGTCACGAAGATTTCGGAGCAATTGATCGAAGTTTATATTGTTAATTCCGCCAGCCGCGTCAATAATCTCTTTCAGGTGGTAAATTGCAGCTGATTGCCAATCTCCTCCAAATATCTTATCAGCGTCAGCTTTAATTGTCTTGGCTAGAGAATCAGAAATCGCAACGCCAAAGTCGTGTCCAACTCGCTGACCGATTTCAGCCCACGGTACCTTTCGGAACGCACCAACAAATGCACCAACTACGAAACCAGCAATTGCTCCGTAGATACCAGCACGTCCACCAATCGAGGCGCCAAGCATTGCTCCAGCCATCGCACCACCAAGAACACGCTGGGCTTTACTCGCTTTATCTGTGGCTGCTTGCAATAACGCATATGCCTGAACAGCAGCCATGACCATTCCTATCGCAGCAGCAATCGCAGAAGCTGGATCCTTTCCTTTATTTTCTCCCGCTTCCGATATAGCATCCTTGAACAATTTCAAACTTACCTCGAACTGTTCCCCAATCTCACCAGCTACATTGGCAACATTAGCAAGTTCAGCAATATATGCAATGAGAGAGTCCTGATTCCAAGTATCTCCCATAATACTCTTGAGCTTACTAAATGCCTGAGCAGTATCTTTAACAAGTTTGTGAACTTTTTCTATACCAGTCTGTATTTTCTTTGTAGGATCATCTTCCCCACCTTTCGCCTTACCACCACCCATCAAGTTCAAGAAATCTTCAATAGCTTTGATTCCAAACCCGCCACCAGGAAGCTTAGAGAAGAGAACATACACCTTACGCAGTTCGTCCGACTCGCGGACAATACGCGCAAGTTTTCCAACTTCTATCTGATTTAATGTAGCTACGTATCTTTCCCACAATTCAATTGAAACATTTGATGGCTTAATATCTACCTTTTCTTTCAGATCCTTTAAGCCATGTTCCCACTTTGCAATTGCTTGAACTGTTGCGTTAGTCTGACGTTCAACCCACTGCTCGAACTGAAGATCATCCAATTCCTGTTTGAATTCATATATGCTAAGTCCGAATTCCTGAAGTTTTGTGCTAAACTTTTTCGGATCTGCCATCTCCAAAAATATTTCATTCAGCTTCTTTATATTTTCTTCAGATCCAGCAATAATGCCTTTCATTTCTTTAGAAATTGTTCCACCAGTTGCTGTGATATAATCAGCCGCTTTAACAGCAGTATCGCCGTATTCTCTAAAGAATGCTGCGCCCGGCTTAATTCCTTTTGAAGTAAGATCCTGAAGAGCAATGGTCATTCGATTGAACTTCATGTAATCTTCAAGTCCAATCATTTTGTGCATATCCTGATAGAACTCGAAATTTTCCATCAACTTCTTTAAAGCTTCAGCCTCTTTTCTAGCTGCTTCAGAAGCAGCTTTTGCATCTTTTGCCATTCTTTCATATGGAGTTTCCTCCAACAACATGGCATTCAGGTCACTCTGAATAACCTGATTCTTAGACATCAACAGATTTGTTAGAGCTAAGTCCTTATTGACCTTGCTAAATACATCACTATAGGCCATTCCTCCAAAACCCATTCTTGGAAGACGGCCTATTGTTTCTGGAAATGGAATTAAAGCGCCAAGTTCTTTTTCATCTTCAGCCGGAAGTCTGAAGCCCTTTGGAGCAATATTAGCTCCAGCAGGTGGAACATAGTTACGTCTCGTATTTGCATTCATTATAGCATTGAGAGTCCATGCCCCAGCTCCTCCAGTCAATATCATCATTAACCAGTCAGGAGGAGCTACATCCTTGGAGAAGTCAATAAATTGCCTTCTAAGTATATCTAGGATTTTTGAAACACTACCAAACTTGGAATACAACGAATCCCAATTGGTGATCATGTCCTGAGTTTTATCACCAATGATACCCTGCTCCACACCAAAATCAATAACTTTCTGCCGAAGACCATAATACGCCAAACCCAATTGTTCTGATTTATATGCCGCTTCTTCTTCAGCAGATGCAAACGTCTTTACTTCTTTAGAAAGAACTCCAAAATCCTGAGCCATCTGTATAATTTGTGGAGCAACCCAACTATCAAAAGCAGCGTCTCTAGCTTTTGTAAGAGCGTACAATGTTCCTATAACCAACAAAACCACACCTACAAGAGTCGAAGCACTCACTACAAAAGCACCAATCGCAGCAGAAGATGCAGTAAGCCAGCCTAGAAGAGAAGCTGTAGCTGCTGAACCTCCAATAGTTGCAATTGCTATGCCAACCTGAGCAAGAATTCCAACAAGTGAACCGAAAACCCACAAAAGTCCACCAACAGCAATTATTAGAGTTGGAATTCCAACTCCGCCAAGTACTGCAAATGTTACAATAATCCGTTGTGCACTTTTATCTAATTCAGAAAAACTTTTCGCAAGACTTTCGATATGCTTAAAGAATGGGTCCAACCAAATAATAACACCACGAAGCGCATCCATGAAAGGCTGTGCTATCGTAATTGCTACATCACGTACACGATTCTGCAAAACTGCTAACTGATTCTGGAGGGTTATTGCCTTCTTCGCAAACTCGTCCTCCATTGCTGTGCCTTTTTTATAGGCAGTTTCTGAATCTCCAAGAGTCTTGTTCAAATCATCCATCGTGTTGACAAGAGTCAACAACACCTGATTCTGACGAACGGATGTACCGAACAATTCTGAAATTGCCGAAGGGATTTTAGTCTTCGACATCGTGGAAATTCTGGTAAGCAACTGATTCAATGCAGCTGATGCATCTTTACCCCAATCTTCTGCAAACTGTTTTGCAGATTTTCCTGAAATTCTGGCAAGTGCAGCAAGTTTATCTCCACCCTCTGCAACAGAACGCGAAACTTTCAGGATGGTATTTGCAATCGCATTACCGCCAAGCTCTGAACGATGACCAAGATTTGCAACTGCAGCTGACCAACCAAACATCTGAGACGAAGACATCTTAGCAACTGCACCAGCACCTGACATACGTCGGGTAATTTCGAGGATAGTACCCTCGGTAGAGATACCCTTGTTGCCAAGATCGACGAGAGTTGCCGCTAGTTTTCCGTAGCCTTTGGAAGCATCACCTGTAATGTTCTTGATCTGGGCCAGAGCTTTTGCAGCAGTCTCAACTTCGATGCCATCAATCGTAGTACCAAGTTTGGCAACTGTTTCGGTAAAATCTGCTAGATCCCGCTTATGTACGCCGAACTGTCCGCCAAATGCTGCAATCTCTGTGAGCTGCTTGTGCGTAAATGGCAATCTTGTTGCCATCTCACGAAGTTGATCCTGAAATGCCTTCGCCTGAATATTCAGTTTACCAAAAGCATCTACATAGCCAAAGCCCTGAACTGTCTTGACAACATTGGCAAACTGATGTTCAAAATCTATCCCGATTTTAACAAGTCCCATCAAAGGAACAGTTAGAGAACGGTAAAGAGTACCTCCTAAGACAATCAACTGCATCCCAAGACTACGAGCTGCAGCTCCAAGTGTATCCAACGAGTTCGCCACAGCCATAATCTGTGGCGAAGCCTGATTGACAAACTGGAGTGTTCCTAGGACAATAGTACCCATTTATTCCCCGCCCCCACCAAACATTAGGAAATACTCCCTACCAATTCGCTTTTGTTCTTCAGCAGTCTGCTTTTTCTTCAACGAAGCTGCTTCTGGCATATCACCAAACCGTAATACAAACTGATCTATTGGCCAGGGATCTTTTTGCTTCTTTGAATCACGGTTTATGTTTGCCAACATCGAAACAATACTTGCGAATCGATATTCGTCACGGTCAGAAGTGAATGGTGTAAGACTATCATACACCATCCACTCCTCGAACTGATTCCACGATATTTCGTCGAGCATTTCGTCGACGTTTACGCGCCCAAGGCGCAGAGCCAAATCGTAGGCGAACCTACGCATGGTTCCACGCGCTAGACGTTTTTTAGTTCTTCATCCTTCTTCGGCGTGGAGAATCCATTCAACTCCATGGCGGCAGTCTGAAGACGAGTGAATACCTTCACACTCTTGTCTCGCAGCAACTCAACCTGCTTGGAATTGAAAAGGCGGTTTCCACCACCATCCACAGCGGAGAGCACCACGATTGCGACCATCGCATCTTCGCGTGCCTTTGCGGATGTTTGCATCTGCTTCTGGAAAGTGAGGGCTTCCCGTGCAGTCAATGTCTTGAGGCGAATAACGCCCGGTTCGCCGTCGACCGGCCACTCAGGGACCTCAACGTCCATCGTGTTGAGATCGTCCATCTCGAGGATCTGTTCTGCAGTCAGGTAACGCTTGCCATTCTCGCTCATTGTATTCTCCCTATCCTGTTCCTTTCGAGGGAGGGGAATCACCGTTCCCCTCCCCGCACTCAGCCAACGAACTACTTACGGCGCAATCGGACGGGACCGCTCACCGAGGTCCCTGTCCTTGTCCTTGTCCGGAGACAAGGACGTCATCGACTCGAAATCGAGAAGGGTTGGCGGATTTGGCGTGCCAACGATCCAGTCGTGCCTTCCGGTGGGTCGAATCGTCACGTCAGCCGACAGACGATCATCGACCGGGGCCGATACACCGAAGTTCGTGATGAACCCGCTGAACATCCACGCCGTTCCGTCGGGATAGGTCAGCTTGTAGATGTTACGACTACCTGTGAACCACTTCTGCTGAAGGCCCGTCAGGTGATCGATGGTAGAATTACGAGGCACGAAGTTGACGTTGAACGTCATGTCCCCGTGACGGCGAATACCAACAATGTATTCGTCGTCTGCGTTGTTGTGGTTCGTCAGTTCGATCGTGTTACGCGTGAGCGCCGGAGCGGTGATCTCGCGCAACTCGCCGATATTTGTGAACGCAGCAACCCCACCGCTCGGGTTGATAATGGGCCACTTGGGGTCATGACTGACCGCGATGAGTGTTCCCTGTGCCGACATTCCCTCGGACATGTTACCTCCTAAAAGGTGACAGTTTGATTCACAACGCCTTTGAGAGCGTTGTACGCTGCAGTCGCCATGGCAAAGGCAGGACCCCTGGCCCTCGCTCTACAAACAATTTGAGCAGAAGGATGATCATACGCAGGAGCACCTTGGTTCTGAATGTAGGAGCCCTCCCTCCCTGGGGTCTCGATGACCGACAGATATGGACCGTCACCAGTCGGCAAGGTCACAGAGGAACTTAGAAACAGGTTAGTTCCCAGAGTCCCAACACCAGCCGTAACAAGCATGGACAGAATTTCCTGGGCGAACGTATCCGATGGTACTTTTTCTACCCGAATATTGAACACAATTCGGATACGGTGATTGTCATCCAGGCCCAATTCAAAGGGCCGCTGTGCGAATATCTTTAGATAATCGGTGGATGACATATTAGCCTAGCTTCTTATCCAACCGCCGAATTACACGATCAGCCATATACGGAGCAGCTTCCTTGAGCGTACTCTCAAGAAATTTCGCTTGCCCCTCATTATGGTGTGCTTCCAAATCTTCATGCACCTGAATTGCATAATCGGCTGTTCTACGACCTGTTTTCGGATTTGTTAGGTCATTACCAACAGTAATCGTGGCGGCAACTATGCCCTTCCGATTAGGACTACCTTTTCTTACTCCCTCGAACAGTTCCGTAGACTGTGACAAAGCACGTGTGTCTTTTGGAATTCTACGAATTACTTCTTCCTGTTCTGTCTTCATCTCTTCCATCAGAGCATTCTGAAGGTTTCCCTCCAATTTTAAGCCCATAAGGTTGAGACGACCCTTCATTTGTTCAACGCCCTTGATGGTAACTCTAAAGGCCATTTGAACTCACCATCACTTTCGGCGCAAAAACATTCTCAAGAGCTTCGATGTATTTGTCTCCAACGCTCTTCCAAACGAATCGCGCCTCAGAAGCTTTCTGAAGCACCTGTTCACTACGATTCGATCGGTACTGTTCGTTGCTGTACAAACTGTTCAAAGCCCCAATGAATTCATCTTTATCCGGCACACCGCCAACCGCATTGATATTGTTCGGCGTGCAAGCTGTAGTGGGGCAAGAAACCATATTACAGCTATCAGAAAACAAATCACCAAGTGCTGACCAGTTAGGAAGAATTTGCGGAATACCGCAGGCCATACCTTCGAGGGTGGTCAGTCCAAAGCCTTCGCCCTGAGTAGTCGTGACCTGGACATCGAAACTGTTATAGACAAACGGGAGCGCCGTCTCGGCAATGCCAAACCCTGGATCAGGTTCCGCGAGAATCAGGCGACCTGTCAATCCGTAATACCGCATCAACTGTGAAGCGTCGTACCCTACATCAGCAGTAGGGGCAATGTGCAGATACAGATATGCGTCGTCAACCCGATAGGTCTTGACCCACTCGCAGAAGTACTGAATCGTCAGGTCCAGCCGTTTCCGAGCCTGATTTCGGTTGATATTTCCAACAATAAAACCTTTTGACTGCTTCTGGGGCAAACCCATGGATTGACGGGCAAGTTCTTTACGGATAGGCTTGAAAATCTCTCTATCTACTCCTAGCGGAATTACCGTAGACGATCCACGGTAGCCACCGAGTGCTGCCTCTTTCGCGCCAAAGTCTGTCCAGAAAATCGCATGAAGAAGACCATTTAGTCCTTCTCCACGACAATTTTTGCCATCTACCGCAACAACACCAACGGTGGGCACGTTTCCAATGGCTTTCATGTACTCTGGAAAGTTCCATGGATCATTCTGTACTATCACAAGTTCAGGGCGAATTGAATCTATAAGTGATTTAATACGAGAGAGACCAAAAATGTCACCTCGTGTGCCACGAATACAGGGGAAAATCGGATACGGGTACTGATGTGGGTCACCGAAATAGTTCAACCCAAGAACATAGGTATCCCACTCGTGCCGGACAGTTTCGAGGATGTGGTGTGTACACTTCGCAAAACCAGTAGAAACAACAGCATCACCAATCCAGAGAAGTCGACGCGTGGACTTACTAACCTGGACATTTGACGTTGATGCATCAACAGGAACCAATTCGTTAGCAAATTCCCAGAACGTTTCACAAATGTGCTGCCAATCGAACTGCTTCTTGGCACCCTCGATGTCTCTCGGCGGCCAATGTGATTTTGGCTTCTGGAAAATTTCTACAAGACTCTGAATGATTTCGTCATCAGTGCCTTCTTTGATGAACAAAGCACCAAAGTCGCCAAACCAATCCCGATAGTGAGGCTTGTCAAAAAGAATAGGAATTGTCCCACAAAGAAGTCCCTCTGCTGCTGGGAGTTCGAACCCCTCGACTCGACGTAGTCCGCATACATATTCTGTCTGTCGGTAAAGCTGGGCGAGTCTGTTATCGGGTATTTCATGCTCGTAGTGGACAATTGAGCCGTTGAATTCTTCGGTAGTTTCTGTCAGGATTCCCACGTGCATGTGGGCACCCATTCGAGTGTCTACCTGAGCACACGCCGCATTTACAAGATCGATGCACTCACTTGGCGCGACTGTTCCCGTTGTGAGAACCTTGTGTGGATACTTGGCAAGACTAAGTCCCTGGGAAAACACCTGTGTATCGACACCAAGTGGTGCAAACAAGAACGGTGTGTCCGGGAACTCCAGACCCTCTTCCTTGCACAGTTTCGGCAAATCGTAGTACGACCAAACAAAGGCCGCTTCTGTCCACAATGGAATCCACTCCTGCGCGCTCTGTGCCTCAGTAGAACGCAGGCAATACTGAATCATTGCGTATTTCTTACCAAGCGCCGTGAGTCGACGGATGCTCTGCGCAGTCTCTTCATATCCAATTACGTGCAGAACAGCCAGATCTGATTCTTCTGGGGAGTTGACAATCGTCACTTTGCTGGACTTGTAACGAATCAAGTTCGATACAATGCGGTCCATCGCTATGCTGAGCTGATACTGAGTCTTCAGAAATACTTTCATGCCACGCTCCCGGCGCTCGCGCGCAACCATTTAATTGGATCCCGCTCCTCTCGCCAGGGAATACTGATCGCAGTATCCCGACCGGCGCAAGTTGTACATGCTGAAAGCGGCTCTGGGTCTGCCAGATACGCATACAGCGCTTCTTCAGTCAGTCCTTCTATTTTAATCCCGTCCGGATTTTCCGCTTTTCCCTGCACGAGCGTAGACATATGGGGAGCACAGCAACATGTATAAAAGTATCCCCAGTTCGCAACACGCGAAAACTGCCGAAAGAAACAACCAGCATATTTTCGCTTTGTCTCTTCGTAGCCTGTGGGAACCTTCTCGAGTAGCGTGCGGAAGTTTGGATTCTTTGTCTCATCACGGGGTGAAAACTTCACGCCCGAAGTGGCGCACTTTGTCATGATCCACTTGAGACTTTCTTCGGTGTGCTTACCTGGATAGATTGACAGGACTAGCACATCAAAGCTACGCCAGAACGCTTCGCTCATTCGAGGGAGTAGGAGACCATTGGTCCACACCTCGAGCTTGTCAGCAATACCGCTGTGACGAGCAATCTGTAGAATATTTACGAGGTCGGGGTTCAGGGTAGGCTCCCCACCCAACGCTCCCCACACGTGCGCGTGTAGTATAGTAGTGAGGTGGTTCAGATCCCGCTTCACCTGCTCAACAGAAGCGTGCTTAGGTCCAACTTTCCGCCACAGGGGAACGTGATGGTTGCACGCCACGCAGGAGAGCTGGCAGGCAGTAGTAATGTCCGTTTCCAAGTGAGGAATCTGGATCATTCAGTCTCCAAAACGCCGATTCCGCCCCAAGCACCGTTAATGCAGAATTCTGTCTTCTTACCCTTAAGCTGACGCCAGAAAATATGAACTCCGTGCCCTGCGCTACGAATGAGGTCTGTATCTACAATATCGTGAAAAGCAATCAACCCGCCTGATTTAACCAGCGGACTGTACATCTCAAAATCTTTCTTTACGCCCTCGTAGCTATGGTCCCCGTCAATGAACAGGAAATCTACTTCTGGTACCAAACTTTCAATGAGTTTCCGTGTACTTTCCGAGTGCGAATCACCAAAGACAAATCTATAATTTGGGTAATCCGACAGCATAGCGTTCGAAAGTTGAATAGTATTGGAATGTCCCAAACTATCACGTTGATCCCAATCAACCCCAACCACTAATCCTGAAGCAACATGGCACCACAAAGAAGCAGTCCCGCCGTTTCTTACACCAATTTCTAAAATATTCTCCGGCTTCTTTTCTGCAAGAAACTGAGTAAACGGACGAATTTCATTCGGCCATTGCTCCATTGTTCTTTTCACAGAGGCGAAGGCTTGGTCAATATTCACGCTTCCACCCACTGTTCGGCGTCAATTACCGCCTGGAGAGCCGCTTCAGATATATCTTTCAATTCCATCTTCACATATGATTCTTCAGGTATGTTAAACCAAAGCATACCCTGCGTTCCAAGCCCCATGCCATGAGAATCGTATCTATTTGCTATCGCCCGTCGTTCCTCCCTCGATTTTACGAGGAACTTCCAATGCTCAAGAACTACCGGAGCCAGACGTCCGCCACCAAAGGGGCTTCCTGCATGTATACTCGTCCGCCCCCCAGACTTCTTCCTTACGCTCAATCGTGTCTGGTGATCCGGCCACAGGGGTCCATTTGTGATATACAAGCTTGCGTGGTGCCACAAATGAGCCCGTGCGAACTTCCAGTGATCCGCTTCCGTGAAGTTTTGATTGACTATCCATCTGAACATCTCCGGAGAAACAGCTTCGTCATCATCTAATCTAAGAATATATTTACCACTACAGCACCGAACCGCCGCGTCCAACACGCTTTCGATATAGCCGTCGGACTTCACCGAAACAAGTACGTCTTCGTCACCAAACCCGGACCGCTTGAGTTGATTTATCGCCTCTGTTCCATCACCTGCAATTACAAGTTCAGCGTTCGACGCCACTGCTAACTGCTGCATCCTTTTCAGGAAATACTCAGCATACGGTTCAGCCTTTGTAACTGTCAGGATGGATAGCAGCTTCACTAATTATCTCCTCTACGATCTCCCATCCAAATTTCGTGGCAGTACGGCAACTGAGTCTTGGCGTCAATCACACCGTATGTTTCAATGATCGGCCCCGTAGTCATGTTCGGAAGTGTGATCAAATCTCTTTCATCTATTGGTTCCGAACGTTCCGCAGCACCCAAAGCAGAAAGCGGAGATAAAATGATGATATACGCGCGAGAAGTCCTGAGCTGGCCGGTATTCGACTGCCGGGCTTCTTGTTTGTATTCAACGATCGCTGTCAGTGTCAAAGGAGCCGCATAGTTCGGCGCTCCGTCGTAACCCTGCCCCTGCCAACGATGTAGAGTAATCTTGGTCTGTGCGGTCTTCGTAACACCGTAAATCGTCTTTACACCGTTACGAAGAACGTCAGATAGTCCAGCCATTAGATTACCACGAATTCAGCAAACTGACCCGGTGACGTGCAGAACCAAGAAGCACTTCCGTACGCCTTGATATCTGAAGGTACGAGACTGAATGCCCCTTCCATGCTCCCCGGGCTGAAGTATTCTACCTCGACTGAACCAGCCTTCACTCGCTTGAGTCCCTGATCACCGGTACTCGAAGAACCAGTTGATCCTTCAGAGTAGGTGCGAAAAGCCAGCTCGTACGTCATGTACTTGATTTCCCTCGGAATAATGTCCGAAGGAATTGGGTACCCATTGGTACCCAACATCCCCGTGCGCGGCCACGCGAGCGCTTGGTCAGGCGAACTCGCCTGACCCGTCCAGCATTGCGCCGACAGCGTTCGCGTAGCCATCATGAGATAGGACTCTTTCTGCGACTCATCAAGTTCGAACCAGTTTTCTCCAAACGGGTGTGCCGTGAAGTATGCATCCGCCTCTTCAACGGTTACGAAACTAGTGGAGTCTGGCCCGCCGACTGTCGCGTCAAAGTCCATGATTTACCTACTTCTTCGCGTCGCCAGTCTTCTTCGGCTCCGGAGTCTCCGGAAGTTCGTTGTCCACCCGCGGACGACGCTCACGCCCGTCACCCGGCAGACCCTGATCCGGCTTCTCCGGCAGAGTGTCGTCGTTGGCGATAATCGCCCGGACCACACCAGCCTTGTCCACCTCGATCGTGGGCTCGTTCAGGTTGCGGTCCGAAACCGCTGCGCGAATCTCATCGCCAGAGTCACGAAGCAACGTGCCGGTGACGTTCATGTGAACGATACCGGAACGGCCGGCGGCGTCAGCACGAATCAGCGGTACCTGGATCGTGAAGCTCTTGAACGCGATGGTGAACCCGCCGTTGATGTCCCACTGAATGTTCTGCAGTGGCTCTCCAACGAGCAGCTGGACGTTGTCCGCCGTCATTTGGACGAGAAGCAGGTTGTCCGCAGCGAGAACGTCGCTCGTGCGGATCGAGGAGAGTTCCGGAATCTCCAGGAGGCGGGACAGAACCGACTTGTCGGAAGCTGTCTTGAAGTCCTGGTTGAGGGCCACTGCGTCCGTCGCCGGGATGTACAGGACAAACGGTCCGTACATACGATCGGCGTTGGCGGCAGCGATCATCGCAAGGACGTCGTTGAGCTTCTGCTCACCGGTCTTGCTACCCGAGGACCACGCGCCGCCCGTACCGAAGGCGAGCTTGTTCCGCTGCGGGAACGTCGTGTACCCGTAGATCGGAAGGCCCTGGTAGATCTTGGTAGAACCGTTGAACAGCATGTCTTCGAGCTTCTCAGCAATGAGACGCCCGCAGACACGAAGTTGAACGGTATCGAGGCCTTCACCGCCGCTGCGGGAGGCCTGAAGCGTCCGCAGGTTGAGGTTGAAGTCCTTGTGGGTGATGGGCAGCGGAATGCCAGCCCGGCTGAAGTCCACGCGATCGTTGTCCGAACGCACGTTGCCGTCCATCGACACGATGGCAGGCGTCATGTCGGACATCTTCTCGTACTCGTAGACCGTCTTTCCGAGTCCGCCACTGATGCTCTTCGTGAGGCCCGCCCCGTACAGATCGGCGACACCACGGAGACGCAAGTGAACTTCCTCGACGAGAGCCTCGTCGAACACCTTCCACTCATCCTTGCGGAGAGTAGAAGCGACGCGAAGCTCCTTGGCTGCCAATGGGCGACCAGCTTCGAGAGCCTTGAGCATCTGCTCGCCGGCCCACTTGCCGTCGGAAGCGCCCCAGAACTCGCGGCCAGTCTCTACGACTGCATTCATGTCTTCTCCTCTTCTTGTACAGTCCAGTCGGTTCAGACTGAATTTGGTTAGTAGATTTCGATCGCGAGACGCGTTGCTGGGGCAGCTGCCTGAGTTTCCACAGCGCGACCAATGCGTGTACCGGCCGCATACACACGGACAGCACCATTGCCGGCGCTTTCGACGAATGAACCTGCTGCGATGTTCGCACCAGATGCGACGACTGCGTTGACCACGTCACCGGGTGAGAACGATCCCACCTTGACAACGTCGCCAATCACGTACGCCACGTCCAGCGCATCACCCATTTCATCACGTTCGAGGGCGAACGTGCGGGCAGCGACACCGCCAGCAACGTTGTGCTTGGCGATGGTGGTCACACCCTGGACGAGCATCCCAGGAATGATTCCATTCTCGCTAGCTACACCATTCTCGTTGTACGTTGGGACGCCCTGAAGGACGACCGCCTTGGAAGCCGACATGCCTATCTCCTCTCCTTGAAAGCTGGTTACGAAATCTTGCGAGCGGGACGGAACATCGCACCGAGATCCGGCGCGTCGTCAGCGTAACGGTCGCTATCCTTCGGGGTTGACGCAGGAGCACCCGCGTTCGCGCTGAAGTCCACCGTTTCGACGTTGGCGATCTTGAGGACAGCCTTGCCGAGCTTCTGGAGCTGCTCGTAGCCCATCGCTTCCAGGTCTTCCTTGGTGAAAGCTTCCTGTGCGGTGGTGAGCTTCTCGACGAGCGAGGCGCGCGTGGCCTTCTCGTTCGCTTCAGCGGTGCGGATCAGACGCTGCCATGTTTCCGGCAGATCCTCAATCTTGAGTTCTGCGGGCTTGGCGGCAGCGACGACCGGTTCTTCCTTCGTGGGTTCGGGCTCCTTGCCGAAGGCTTCGAGCGTCGCCAGCTGCTCATCAGACTTCGATTCGAGGTGAATACGATCGGCCTCCGACCATGGGGTCTTGGCGTTGGCGATAAGCGCGGTAATGCGCTCGGCATTCTTGTGCACTGTTCCTCCTTCGGCGCTTTCCGCGCTCACAACGGTTTCCTTCTTACCGCCACAGCCACATTCGGCAGCGGCCACCGGGGCAACTGGCTCTGCAACCGGTTCCGCAACCGGCTCCCCTTCCTGCTCGCCTGCCGCAATCAAATCTTTCAGGCGCTCCAACAGAGTACGCTTCACTGTGTTCACTCCTTCGAGGGTGAAACCCTCTGCAGTGACTACGTGGATTGCGGCACGCGAAATCCCGGCGCCACATCCAGCTTCATTGCTGCACGCACCAATATACCCATCTTCTAGAAAAGCAAGATGATCCGGGACGATTTGCCTCCAAATTCGGGAGTAAGGTCGCCCTTTATGAACGCCCGGAGTGCCCTCAGCACTGATAAAAGCTCCAACAGACACTTCGGCAAGTTCGGCATTTTGAAGCCTCTGAAGGAGCCGCTGGGCCTTTGCGCCGACCATTTCGACCCGTGCAAGGTCCAAATAGGCGTCCATACGGAGTTTGTCGCCATCCACGCGGGTCCCAAAAATGCGACCAATCTGCCATTTTTCCAGAATTTCCGGAGAATTGGCAGAAACCATAGTCCCATCTTCCGCCTGGGGATGATTCATGACGACCGGTTCCCCGTTCCAGCCCATCGGAAACTTCCCAAACTCCGATGCAAGGACCAATTCCGGGTTTTTAGCGTTTACAGCGTGCAATACACCTTCCACAAGGGCGACCACGGGAACAACAACGTGATCCCTTCCCTCGAAAGTCGCTGCGCGGATTTCTCCCGTCGCAAAGCGGAACTGAAGAGTGCGATATTCGCTCATGACCGAACCTCAGTGACATCACCTTCACTGCGTTGAGTCTTGTTGGGACGTTTTACGGGCGGCGGACCCGGTGCCTGATCCATCGGCACCGGAACGTTTTCCTTCAGTTTGTCCCATCCAAGAATCTTGTCGCGAATGTCGTCCGGCCCGACGACCGCCACACCCATATTCTTGTTGAGAGACGCAAGACGCTGCGCGACCACAGCCTTTTCTGGCACGGTCATCTTGTTGCGTTCTGGCCAACGTACGAAAAATGGGTTAGCAGGCTTGCTGAGGTAATTTTTCTCTATAAGGCGATCCACGAACGGCTTCACGACCGCCGGCCACGCAAACTGCTCCCGCCGATCGTCAATTTCGTCATCCCAGGAGGCTTTGTCCTGGGCCGATGCGAGTTCGCCGCGCTCGGAACCCATAAAAATGCGTTTTGGGATTCCCTTGGTAGCGCAAATCAGATTTATAATCGCCTCCGCCTGAGGCCCGAAATCCGTGGCCGACGCACCCAGCGTCGTCGCTTTTACTCCGCGGGTCCTGAAGACTCGACGGAGGTTCGCTTCAAATTCGTCAATCTGTCTGGACATGTCCTCTTTGGCCTCTGGCGTGAGGTCCATTTCCGGATCAATGTCCAACTGCATGCCCTGATATACGGTCTTCCAGAAGGCTTCTGACCCACCGCCGACGACTTTGTCCAGGTCATCGAGGTAATTCCAGACGTTTTCTAAGTCCGGAGGACCATACAAATTGCTGTCCAACTTTTCATGCACAATGTGCAGCACGCGGCTCCAGTGAACCCGGCGTTCTACGGAGTTTGCGGCTGTTCCAATTGTTCCATCCTGCACGTGCGTGATCATGTACATCTCCGCCTGTCCAAAGCGCGGATTTTTGGGATCATTCACGGTGATTTGAATCCGGGCATGCGACTCCCGGTACGGCATAAGATATCCGATTCCATCAATCGTCCCTCCTCCGTTCGGGAGGGGCGATTCCATGGCACCGGGCGCACCGATCACGATCACGCTGTACCGATCAAGTCCCGCAAGCACATCCGCACGGAGAAATGCGTTCCAGAAGTGGACTTTTTCGTCCAAATCGATCATTTCTTGTTCAAACGGAGTGATTTTGAACGGGTCTTCTATCTCTATAACTTCACAACCGGCTGCCCAGGTGGCCTTGGGGAAGATGTTCACAAGCCGATTACTCACTCCGTTGCGCGCGTAACGCGCCGCGTAGTCCTCGCTACCAAGATCTTTCTTGTAGCCGAGGGCCTGAGTCATGTCCCGCATCCCGTCGAACGTTTTTCCCAGCCCGCGCAGCCCCATGCGATTCAGGACAGTGCCCAACACGCGCAGCGCGCCCATCGAGATGCTATCCCCGGAGGAATCCCTTACCATGTGCACACTCCAGCAAGCACTCCGCCAACCACCTTTTTCGGCTCGGCGAACGCCAGCATCATGGCCTCGGCCCGATTGGGGCTCGGCACGCCGCGATTCTTCATCTGCTGCTTGCTCTCAATTTCTATCTTTCCATTGCTGAGCCGTTTGTACTTCAGCTCCACCAGTTCGGCCGCGGTGTCTTCATCGTCTTCTTCCATGACGATTTGGCCCGACTCAAACCGTTCGCGGAGCTTCCAGTAGTATTCCGCCCGAAGGTTCGCAAACCGTTCCGGCTCTGACGGTCTTTCACCAACGTTAATCCCGATGAACGGCAGTTCCAGTTCGAGGCCTCTATCCACCACGCCCCGCCCGATACCGATTACGTCAACCTTGGCGCAGTCGCTATTTGTCTTGGCGAGGTAGTCCACGACCCGTCCGGTTGTTGCCATCGTGTCCGGGTTGTGATCTTCGTGCAGGATTTTAAACTGAACGCCGTTACGTAATCCGATGGTGGAGGCGTCGCCACCACCGCCGACATCAACCCCAAGTTGATAGGGGCCGTGAGCTGGAAGATTTCTGGCTCGGGCTTGTGCAATCCACACCTCCGGAATCAGCCCGTCGGCGTCCGCCCGTTCGGGAAACTGTCCTAGGATCTTGCTTTGCCAGTAGGGATTCGTGTCGAGAGGATCGACTCCTTCGGGGCATACGACCCGGGAGCCGTCATCTGTCCAGGTCCATCGAGGAGCCCACTTTCGTCTCTTCTCCTCGACATAGAGTGGTCCGATAAGTTGCTTCCGGACGCGCTCTGGCATTGGTTCACCGGTGAAGTTGGGCGAATCAAATGCACTGACTCCAATCGTGTTGAACCCGGAGCCCGGCTTACAGACCTCGCGGAACTGTGACTGCGGGTTATCCGGGTTGCCGATGACCAACATCTTAGAGTCGTCATTCGCCATCAGCGAGTCGGCCGCTTCCCAGAGCTCGGGAGGCATACCATCCGCCTCGTCAAACACGACAAGCACTTCCGGAGCATGAATCCCCTGGAAGGCTGTCATGTCATAGTCATCCGGCTTGCGGCCGAACCCGACTAGTTCTTCTTTACCGGGGCGACCATCCGGCAGCACGGGAACGGCTTTCCACTCCGTGGCAGTCACCCGCCCAGGAAGATCGCCACGTCCGTGTACGCGGCCGATTTCGCGCCACAAGATGGCCGCCACCTGTTTCGCCGTAGGCGCGGATGTCACCACAAACGCATCGCCAATGCGGCGCGTTGCGATGAACCATCCAATCACTTCGGCTGCAATAAAACTCTTTCCGATTTCGTGGCAGGAGCGGACGGCGGTCTTGCGGTGGTCTCGAACAGACTCCATGATACGCATCTGTTGGGACCAGAGCGTATCCCCGAGAACCTCTCGCGCCCAGAGCACCGGATCGAGGGCATATCTCCTCCGCCGCAGCTCGGCCGTAATTGCCGACTGCTGGGAGAGAGTTCTAGCTAAATAGTCCTTCGAGGAAATGGTTGACACATGCGTGTGAGCTAGAAAAGAAAGGTACTACCCGCTCACGCATTCGCTCACACGCTCACTGTAACAGAATGGACCGCACCTACGGCGCGATCCACCTGAGCTCTTACTGCAAGTGCCCGCGGATGGGAGCAATTCCCATCTTGTGCAACTTCGCGTCCATCAACAACTGTGCATCCTCGGCGTTCTTCCTCGCCAAGGCGGTCAGATCTTCGAGGGACATATCCGCCAACAGCTGCGAATCACTCGGCCCCTGCTTGATCTTGGACATCTCCATGGGCTTTCCGAAGCGGTAGGCCCAGAGCATCTGCTCGATCGCCGGCGGAAGGGCACCTGCAAAGGCGCGCGCCTTCAGCTTCTCGAGATATTGGGGATCTTCCAATATCTCGGCCGCAAACTTCGCTGCAGAATCTACGAGATCCGCTTTCGAGGGACCAGAGATGTATCCTGGCGGCACATCGAGGAGATCGTCGTCGTCGTAAACGGGGCGCATGATAATTACCCTCCTGGGCGGAAGAGAATAACCGACTGTACCACACAACCGGGCGGCCTGTCAAGGAGAAAATACAGTCCAAGGTTTGGAAAGCGGCGGCCTGTCAACCTGCGCCCGCGCTCCCGCGCTAGCGTGCGCGTGCGTGTATTTAGGAAGCGTTTTAAGGCACTTTCGCTCCCAGGTAATAGGTAGGTAAGGGCTAGGGGCGTGGAGCGCGCTACGGGCTCCGTAGGAGCTTTAATTCACAAAGGGAGTTTGCTACGGGATGGGGAATTTTGGAGCGGGAGATATGGAGGGAAGGGCGATGCGCGTGACGCGTGTAACGATCCTCTTTAAAATGGGATGCCTAACGCGGGCAGCTCCGCCCCGCCGCCGCTGGCGGCCGCGGCCCGCCGGAGCCGGCCGGCCGCGCGGTGTCACCCGCGGGTGACATGTCACCGGCCGGTGACAGTGGGCCAGTGGTCTAACCACTGTGCATACGCAACCGGCAAGTGGTAAGCAGTGGTAAGATGTCCAGTCTAACCACTGTTTACCACTTACGCGCGCGACTTAAGCCGCGCGTCTAGCCTTGCCTGTATCTCCCGACGCGCGTCTAGCCTGACGTCTAGCGCGCGCCTTGCGCGTGATGCGTCCAGCCACGAAAGCCCCTTGCCGCTTAGAATCGCATCAAGGTACTGCCGGCATTCGTTGTCCGTCCGCATTGTGTGCAGAGCCAACGACGCCAGCGTAGCCGCCTCTTGCGCCTCTTGCGCCTCGACGTGCATACGCGCCTCGCGCGCGCGCCTTGCCTTTGTCGTGCTGCGGTAGTCCATGTAGGACAGTAGCAACGCCAGCAACGGCATAACAGCCATCGTTACCAGCAGGATACCAGCCGCCTCTTGCAAACCGTTCATGTCTGTTTATCTCCCAACGAAAGCCGGGCGCACTATGCGCCCGGCTGGTACTACAGGCTAGCGTCTAAGCCAGCCAGCCATCTACCCAGTCTCGCGCGCCTTCCGTCGACATAGTGTCAACGGTTGGGACGTGCTCAGGGTAGCTTGTGACGTTACGTATAGCGTCACACAGTAGCCAGACTCCCGCGTCGTCTAGCGTAGGTAGTAGATGGTCACGCACAGTCCCAGCGTAGTCGGCACCGTAGGTCAGGATGCCTGTTACATTGGCCTGTGCAATAGCGCGTGCGCGCTCCTCTGTGATGCTTTGCATGGTAGGTCAGGGTAAAGCGTAGGGCAGCCGATAGCGTGTCGCTACCGGCTGCCCTAGCGCGTTTACTTGGCTGCCTTGTCGGCTGCCTTGTCGGCCGGCTTAGACTCGGCCGCCTCGGCTGCCTTGATGGCCGCCAGCATGGCCGACGTGGCGTCGTCCGTAACCGTGGTTACGGCCGCTGCCTTGCGCCCGCCAGCCCGATGCTGGTCTGGCCGTTCCACGCATCGCTTGCCGTGGAACGCACGCGGAAGGCGTGAGGTAAGCGGCCCGGTATACTTGCCGGCCGCCAGTTCAAGCACGGTTGCGGTAATCAGCAACTCGGCCGCCTCACGTGTGGCGCATTCGATTGCGCCACCGATACCGCGGTCAGCACGTCCGCCTTTGTGCTTGGCCCCGATAAGCACGTGATACTTGCTGTCCGTCAAGGCCGCAGCGTAAACGCGCACAACAGTGTCGCGCTCACCGCAATTCTTGCCAGTCCAAGTAGCAGAGCCATCGGGCTCGACCGTCGTCAGGACAAACGCGCGCCCTTCGCGGTCGTAGTTGGCGCCTTCGCCCTTGCCGTCTGCACCGATAGTGCCGATGCATGCGTCAAGGATGCGCGCCGCGCCGGCTTTGATGTAAGCCAGCGTAAGAAGTACCGCAACGATTGTTGCCATGTTGTCTGTCTCTCTATCGTCTGCACGTTAGATGAGGCAGCCTACAGTGTGCAGCCTATAGGCTGCCGTTGCGTAAACACCTTAGACTGTCGTGCTGTGCTGACCCGCTTCTAAGGCGCAAGGCGCGCGGCCGGTTTAGTCCCTGACCGCTTGCCGTCTTTAGTTTTCAAAGAGCCAGCCGACCCGGTACCGCCGTCGACCAGACAAAGGTACCACGATACGGCCGTACGCTGTCAACAATTATTTTACGCCTACGGCGCGTAGGCGTGTTTACGTCTCCACGTGTCTATGTCCGTCTCCACGTGTCTATGTCCGTCTCCACGTACGTATGTCCGTCCGTCTCCACGTGCATACGTCCTACCGTCCGATACTATGCACGTCGATGCCTTTAAAACGCGTTTTAAGGCCTCTAGGAGCCACGCAAGGTGTTTACCCTTGTCTTACCCTTACAGTGCATACGATCGTCGTTCTCCAATAAAATGGAGATTTTCCCATAAGCAAAAGTGATTAAGCACTGTACGCATAAGCCAAGCGTATACGCTCGGCCTTGCCGTCGTCGGCATAGGCTCGACCCAGCTCGACCCAGCTCGACCCAGCTCGACCCAGCTCGACCCAGCCGGTCTAACCACTTACGACCGTATGCATACCACTTGAAACCACGTATGCACGGCGGCGTATAGTGGTAAGACCACTAAACACTCCGGCGTATTCCAGTGGTAAGACCACTTGCGTGTCAAATGTTTGACGGTCGGCGTCAAAACCTTGACAGGTGTCAAGGAGTTGACACTACCGAAAGATAGGCCCGGATCCACGCGGATCCCGCGGGGATCGTCCCGGGCGATCGGGCGCCCAGCAGCTCCGCGGCGAGGTCCGCCG